TCTTAGTAGATAAAACAGTAAGTAAAAATATCTCTGTAACTTACCAAGCAGTAGGTGGCCAGTTTACTTCTATCGATATCCCTGCATTACAAAATAAATTAAATAGTCTTAATTTAGATAACAGACCAGTATCTTGGTTGAATATTGCTAATAAACCAGATGCATTCCCACCAACAGAACACTTCCACCCTATTTGGCAAACTTATGGTTACGAAGGTTTAATCTATGTCATTGAACGTTTGATTAAAGCTACTTTAATCGGTGATGAGGAATCCCATAACGTAATTTGGGAAGCCATTGGTGGATTTGATGCTAAGTTAGAGAAACTAAAAAATAAAGTAGATGTTGATGTCGCTAACTTAATTGGTGATAACAACAATGGTGTTAATGCTAAATTAGAAGAACTAAAACGTAAAATTAATGACGATGTTGTTCAAAAGGTTAATGAATTAAGAACATCTTTAGATAACCACATCAATGCTCGTGGTAATGTCCATGGTTTAACATTAGAAAATATTAAACAGTTAGGTGTATATTCTAAACCAGAAATCGACGAGCGTGTTCAGACGTTAAATGGCAGCATCAATGCCCTAAAAGGGACTGTGTATACTAAACAACAAGTAGATGCTCTTTTGCCTCCTATTCGTGATTCTATTACACAATTGGAAGGTGTAGTAAATGCAGATAAGAGAAACTTAGCTGACAATTACTATAACAAACAGAATGTAGATAGTAAAGATACTACTGTAAAAGATTTTGCTTGGTCTAATAAAGCCATTATGGAAAACATTGTAAGTAAAATGTTATTTGGTAAGTATACTCAACCAGGTAAACAAATTACTCGTGAGAATGGTACTAAGGCTAATTTAGCAGAAGATGAAATCAATACTGAAATGAGACGTGTATTTGGTAATACACCCAAACTAGCTAAAGACATTATTCCTATTTCTACAGCGGCTAATAACCAATTACGTTGGAATGGTGATGGTTTGTACTACGGTAACGTACCAGATGATATCTTTGCTAACGTTTATGTAGACCCAGATGCTGGTTTAGATGAACCTATTACGTTTGAAAATAAACGTGGTACGAAAGAGAAACCTTTGGCGACTATTGGTTATGCTCTAGCACAAGGCCCATCAGATGTACGCCGTACTATCCTTTTAAAAGAAGGTAAGACACACGTTATTGGTAAACGTTTGGTTTCTGTAACAGGTACAACTGCCACATACGAATCTAATCCAGTAAACCACAAAGATGGTAATGATGTGTATTTCAGAGGTGGTAATATTGAGTTTAGACCTTATGGTACGAGAACAGACGAAATTTATGCTAAAGCACGTGCTATTCGCGCTAACTTTAACAACTATGGTGGTGGTTCTGAAGAGCGTCAGCAAGAGATGATTGACCTTGGTTGTAAGATTGAGTTTAGAGGTGCTTATATTGGTAATAACATTACTAGAGGTGGTAAATCTTATCCTACCTTTACACGTTATTGTTTGGCTATTTCTAATAACACCAATTTATCTTTTATTGGTTTAACTATTGTCTATAATACAGACCCTGTAGCCGATGCTAAAGTAAAAGCAGATGAATTTGTTTATTCTTCTACTAATATCTTTAACTGGTGGAATACATTTACTATTAACTTCTTAAGTTGTGCATTTAGTACAGGTGAAAGAGCCACCTATGATAACAAAGGTGGTAAACAGACTATTAACTTATTCTCACCATCAGTAGCCGCTCAAACATTCTCTTTTGATGATTGTTGGATGACTAAGAGATTCTATACCGGTGAAAACAATGTAATTGAGTTTGGTAATTCTACTAACTCTGCGATTAAGTTTAACCGATTAGATAGAGACATTGTGGGTATGCCTACATTTGTACCAGGTAAAACTTATTACACTGGTTTGAAGATTAAATCAGGTATCTTCTACAATGTTAAAACAAACATTGAACCTACGCAAGAAGAAGAACTCAATACCAATAAAGCAGGTGCACCTAGTGGTACACGTCCTGCTGAAATTGAGGTATTAGGTGATAAAGTATTTGCCGTCTATCATGATGGTAATACTATTCGCCGCATTCAAGTATCTCCTGCACGTTGGGCTGGTTAGACATAAAGTAAATTATACTACACTAGGGTATACCCTAGTGTAGTATAATTTACTTTATGTCTAACCAGCCCAACGTGCAGGAGATACTTGAATGCGGCGAATAGTATTACCATCATGATAGACGGCAAATACTTTATCACCTAATACCTCAATTTCAGCAGGACGTGTACCACTAGGTGCACCTGCTTTATTGGTATTGAGTTCTTCTTCTTGCGTAGGTTCAATGTTTGTTTTAACATTGTAGAAGATACCTGATTTAATCTTCAAACCAGTGTAATAAGTTTTACCTGGTACAAATGTAGGCATACCCACAATGTCTCTATCTAATCGGTTAAACTTAATCGCAGAGTTAGTAGAATTACCAAACTCAATTACATTGTTTTCACCGGTATAGAATCTCTTAGTCATCCAACAATCATCAAAAGAGAATGTTTGAGCGGCTACTGATGGTGAGAATAAGTTAATAGTCTGTTTACCACCTTTGTTATCATAGGTGGCTCTTTCACCTGTACTAAATGCACAACTTAAGAAGTTAATAGTAAATGTATTCCACCAGTTAAAGATATTAGTAGAAGAATAAACAAATTCATCTGCTTTTACTTTAGCATCGGCTACAGGGTCTGTATTATAGACAATAGTTAAACCAATAAAAGATAAATTGGTGTTATTAGAAATAGCCAAACAATAACGTGTAAAGGTAGGATAAGATTTACCACCTCTAGTAATGTTATTACCAATATAAGCACCTCTAAACTCAATCTTACAACCAAGGTCAATCATCTCTTGCTGACGCTCTTCAGAACCACCACCATAGTTGTTAAAGTTAGCGCGAATAGCACGTGCTTTAGCATAAATTTCGTCTGTTCTCGTACCATAAGGTCTAAACTCAATATTACCACCTCTGAAATACACATCATTACCATCTTTGTGGTTTACTGGATTAGATTCGTATGTGGCAGTTGTACCTGTTACAGAAACCAAACGTTTACCAATAACGTGTGTCTTACCTTCTTTTAAAAGGATAGTACGGCGTACATCTGATGGGCCTTGTGCTAGAGCATAACCAATAGTCGCCAAAGGTTTCTCTTTCGTACCACGTTTATTTTCAAACGTAATAGGTTCATCTAAACCAGCATCTGGGTCTACATAAACGTTAGCAAAGATATCATCTGGTACGTTACCGTAGTACAAACCATCACCATTCCAACGTAATTGGTTATTAGCCGCTGTAGAAATAGGAATAATGTCTTTAGCTAGTTTGGGTGTATTACCAAATACACGTCTCATTTCAGTATTGATTTCATCTTCTGCTAAATTAGCCTTAGTACCATTCTCACGAGTAATTTGTTTACCTGGTTGAGTATACTTACCAAATAACATTTTACTTACAATGTTTTCCATAATGGCTTTATTAGACCAAGCAAAATCTTTTACAGTAGTATCTTTACTATCTACATTCTGTTTGTTATAGTAATTGTCAGCTAAGTTTCTCTTATCTGCATTTACTACACCTTCCAATTGTGTAATAGAATCACGAATAGGAGGCAAAAGAGCATCTACTTGTTGTTTAGTATACACAGTCCCTTTTAGGGCATTGATGCTGCCATTTAACGTCTGAACACGCTCGTCGATTTCTGGTTTAGAATATACACCTAACTGTTTAATATTTTCTAATGTTAAACCATGGACATTACCACGAGCATTGATGTGGTTATCTAAAGATGTTCTTAATTCATTAACCTTTTGAACAACATCGTCATTAATTTTACGTTTTAGTTCTTCTAATTTAGCATTAACACCATTGTTGTTATCACCAATTAAGTTAGCGACATCAACATCTACTTTATTTTTTAGTTTCTCTAACTTAGCATCAAATCCACCAATGGCTTCCCAAATTACGTTATGGGATTCCTCATCACCGATTAAAGTAGCTTTAATCAAACGTTCAATGACATAGATTAAACCTTCGTAACCATAAGTTTGCCAAATAGGGTGGAAGTGTTCTGTTGGTGGGAATGCATCTGGTTTATTAGCAATATTCAACCAAGATACTGGTCTGTTATCTAAATTAAGACTATTTAATTTATTTTGTAATGCAGGGATATCGATAGAAGTAAACTGGCCACCTACTGCTTGGTAAGTTACAGAGATATTTTTACTTACTGTTTTATCTACTAAGA